CTTTGATAAAACACTTTTTAGTAAAACACAAAAGGAGGTGGCAGATGAACTTGGAGTAAGTAGAGGTACAGTAGGAAATGTAGAAAAAAGAGCAATGAAAAAATTTAGAGAAAAATTCATTGCAAAATTTAACAAAGACGATTATATTTAATTTAACAGGGAGTAGTATGAGAACTAAATCATTAAAAACTAGAAAAGTTTTGGCTTATTTACAAGCTAATCCATCAGCATCACTAACTATGGTGGCTAAGAAGTTCAAGATGACACCATCGTATGTGTATAAACTTAGTAAGGATGTTAAACCTTTAACTAAGAGTTCAATCAAGGAAGAAGTCATGTCTTTATCGGTGGCAAACCGTGTAAAACTGTTACAGATGGCTAAACTACACACAGAAGATAATGTCAATCATCCTCCGCACTACAAGGTAGGTGGCATCGAGACGATTGATTTNATCGAGGCTAAGAAACTAAATTACAACCTTGGTAATGTTATTAAATACATTACTCGTGCCGACCATAAGGGCAGTCGTAACGAGGATTTGAAGAAAGCCCTTTGGTATCTTAACCGTGAAGTCAGTAAACTAAGTAAGTAGTCCTCTTGGGGAGTTCGCCTAACGGTGCGCTCCCCTTTTTTGTAGCTATTTCATATCTTATTTAATGTCATTAATCACGCTAGACTTTGAGACTTATTACGACAAGGACTTCTCCTTGCGTAAACTCACGACCGAAGAATACATCAGGGACAAGCGCTTTGACACGATTGGTGTTGGAGTGAAGATTGACGATGCAGAAACCAAATGGGTTAGCGGTACTTGTCAGGAATTAAAACCTTACCTGATGTCGTTTGATTGGGCTAACTCTGCGGTGCTTTGCCACAACATGCAGTTTGATGGCGCAATCCTTGCGTGGAAGTTCGGCATTATCCCCCACATTTACTTTGACACCCTATGCATGGCTCGTGCGCTTCATGGGGTAGACTCTTCAGCATCATTGATGGCGCTTGTAGAACGCTACAAACTTGGCGCAAAAGGTACAGAAGTCGAACAGGCACAAGGTAAGTATATAACTGGCTTCACTTCTAGCGAGCTTGAACAGTATGGGCGCTACTGCATCAACGATGTCGAACTAACAAAAAAACTATTTGATGTTATGTCCAAGGATTTTCCCTTGGGAGAACTAAAGCTAATTGACATGACGCTACGCATGTATACCAAGCCTGTGCTTGAGGTAGATGATGCTTTACTGATGGAAAGGTTAGACGAAGTCCGCAGCGAAAAGAGCGTGTTACTGCAATCCTTGATGGAAAAGCTAAAGTGCGAGACCGAAGAAGAGGTTCGTAAAAAGCTAGCAAGTAACAAGAAATTTGCAGGACTGCTGACAGAATTTGGAGTTCAACCACCGTTGAAGACTAGTAAGACNACAGGCAANGANACCTTTGCGCTTGCTAAGAATGACGAGGGTTTTATNGCNTTGACAGAGAGCGAAGACCCCTTCATACAACAACTATGTGCGGTGCGTCTTGGTACTAAATCTACATTGGAGGAGTCACGAATTGAGCGTTTCATTGATATTGGCAAGCGTAATAAAGGTCGTCTTCCTATTCCTCTTAAGTATTATGGCGCTCATACTGGTCGTTGGGCTGGTTCTGACAAGGTTAACTTTCAAAATCTCCCCTCCCGTGATGTCAAAAAGAAGACGCTCAAGAATGCAGTCGTAGCGCCTGACGGCTTTGTAGTTATTAACTCCGACTCCTCACAGATTGAAGCTAGGGTGCTAGCTTGGCTTGCAGGGCAAGAGGACTTGGTCAAAGCCTTTGCGGAAAAGCAGGATGTATATAGCCTGTTTGCCTCCGAGGTATACGGCAAGAAAGTAACTAAAGAGAATCCCGTTGAGAGATTCGTGGGTAAGACTTGTATCCTCGGTCTAGGATATGGGACTGGCGCAAGCAAATTACAGCACACGCTAAAGACTACTCCCCCAGGGGTTGAGTTGGATGAGGATGAGTGTAAGCGAATAGTTGATCTATACAGACAGACTAATGATGGCATCGTAGGTCTGTGGCGAGAGTCAGAGGATGCGCTAGAAAGTATTTTCGCTGGCGTCAAAAAGCCTTATCATTTAGGACAACACCGTTGCCTAACTGTCGATTCGGAGGGGATTCTTTTGCCCAGCGGTTGTTATATCCGATACCCCAACCTCACAGTCGAGATCCAGAACAACAAGCCTCAGTACTCGTATAAGTCTCGTAGAGGAGAGATTACTCTATGGGGTGGCGCGGTAGTTGAGAACGTGGTTCAAGCCTTGGCAAGATGCATTGTGGGCGAACAGATGCTCAAGATTCAGGAAAGATATTCTGTAGTGTTGACTGTGCATGACGCTGCGGTATGTGTAGTGCCTGAAGATGAGCTTGAGCAAGCAGTTTCTTATGTGACAGAATGTATGTCTGCAGCGCCGTCCTGGGCAACAGGTCTTCCTATCGCCTGTGAAACTAAAGTAGCACGATCATACGGGGAGTGTTAAAAATGAAAAAAGATATCCCTTGCAAAAAATGCGGTAAGTTAGTAAACCATGTATCACGCTACTGTCTAGAACATAGAAGACCGTGGAGAGAGGGGTACAAAATGGGGTTTCAGATTAGAGAGTCTGTGCTAGATGTACCTGAAGAAGAACTAATATTAGAATTAGAAAAGGAAGCAAGTTGTCCGCATATTATGGCAATAGGTCGTACCCCATTGCTAATTCGGGCGGCGAATACCATAAGAAAGTTGAGTAAAAATGTATCTAATAAAAGATGAAAACGGGGAAACTATGCGCACTGTGCATAGGCAGGAAGAAGCTCAACAGATTGTGGCTAACCGTGAGGGTTGGACATTTAAATGTGTTAAAAAACCAGTAAAGAAGGTTGATTTGAGTGAACTAGGGGAGGCATTATTTTGATAGTAACAATACTTAATATGTTTGCCCTGTTCGTGGCTACTTGTGCAGTGCTGATTTTTGCCGTGGTCTTTGCGTTCTTCCTGTTCATTATGTATGCCTGTGTACACATTGGATGGAAAGAAATCAAAGGCATGTCGTTGTCTGAGTTATGGAATAGGATTCAGAATGAACAATGAACCAGTAGCCTACATTAATGTAGAAGAACGCAAACTAGAGTGGGCAAAGCCTACTACATGGAATACACCCACCATAGCGCAGATGGATAAGATACCGCTCTACGCCCATCCAGCAAAGACACTAACAGATGAGGAAATATTGCAATTTAGGGATAAAGTTCCTTACTCGCTTGGTTCTGATTTAATTGAATTTGCTAGAGCAATACTAAGAAAGGCACAAGAGAAATGAACTTTAGTTTTTATGAAGTGTTTGTAAAGTTAATATTTCCAATGCTTATGTTAGTAGCCTTGGCTTTTATTCTTGGCTATTTGTTTGCAAAAGCATTTTAAGAAAGGCACAAGAGAAATGAACAATGAACCAGTAGCGTGGATTGAGCCTGATGTAATCCCACTAACCCATATTATTAAAGCCGTAGTGCGTAGAAAACAGGATGAGCAATACTCTATTCCACTCTATACCCATCCAGTAAAAGAACTAACAGATGAGGAAATAATTGCAGTAGGTAATGCAGTTGTAAACCATATTGATTCTAATGAGGGCTGGATTGAATTTGCTAGAGCAATACTAAGAAAGGCACAAGAGAAATGAGAAAGGTGAGCATACGAACAGTTGAAAATACTATTGGGCTGGCACGTAGTGTCGCTAATGGAACAACCAAATTTCCGTTTATGGGTTATTGCGCAGACCTGATGGAAAAAATGCTTGAAGAGATTAAACAAGCAAGAAAGGCACAAGAGAAATGAACGCATACGAATTAGCAGATGAATTAGAATCGTTTTGGCTTACAAAAAACGATGATTTGCTTATTAAAGCAGTCGCTATGCTACGCCACCAAGCAGACTACATAAAGCATTTGGAACAGGGGTTGCAGTCGTCAATTAATTTAAACAAAGCACAAGCAGAAAGGGTTAAAAAATGACTACGTGGACTACCGAAGACAGACAGAATGCATCTCCCCCACACATTGTGGATAGCGGTGCTAGTATTAAAACCCTAGCGGACTTTATCGAGCAAGAAACCCGTGTAGAAATGTTACGTCAGCAGATGCAACTATTGCTTGAGGCAACAAAAAAGCTAGAGGCAGAAAATGCCAAACTCAAAAGAGAAGTAGAGAATCTCATGGATGGTAGGTGTTAATGAANAAATATCTACTAGTAGCGTTGTTGGCATTAAGTACAAATGTGCTTGCCCAAGGTGTNATAGCCCAAGGTAANATAAAGAACACAACGATTGCACTAACAGATATACCATGTGATATACCAAAAACTTATATTGTGTATGTATATCAGGCTGATGGCAGGACTTCAGCAGGTTGTTGGGCATCGGATGAATCAAGGGTTGTTGTGAGCTTACCCTACGAAAGCTTACGAACGTATTCACATGGGTTTTTTAACCAAAGGGAGTTAAGATGAAAAAGGTATTAGTTATATCAGCAGTAAGTATATTAAGTGGATGTTCCATATTTAATAGTGATCCTATAGCAAGGCTACCTAATACAGAAGTTCTTGTAGATAAGAGTACCTATGTTATGACCCGTAATGAAATGATTAACGCTATTATGGATTGCGAATCGGCTGGCACAAGACCTGTAGTTATTACTACAAGACGTAAGGTAAACGGTTTTTTATCTGAAGCACCCGTTGACGTTACTTGTATGCCAAAATATATAAAGTGAAACTCAGTTAAGGAATAGTTATGTTTACTTGGTCATTCTCCTCCCTCAAAGATTATATAAATTGCCCAAAGCAGTATCAAGAAGTCAAGGTCCTCAAGAACTATCAGAAGGAGATGACTCAACAGATTCTCTACGGAAACCAAGTCCACAAGGCATTGGAAAACTATATCAAAGACGGAGAACCGTTAGCAGAAAACTATCAGAGATTTGCTCCATTGATGGACAGCCTTAAAGAAATACCTGGAGAATTCCATCCTGAGCTTCGTATGGCACTTAATTTTGACAAGAAAGCCTGTAAGTGGAGCGCAGAGGACTGCTGGGTAAGGGGCATAGTTGACTTCCTAGTAGTCGATGGCGAGGATGCTTTTATTGTTGATTACAAGACGGGTAGCAATAAGTATGCGGACCCAAAGCAGTTAAAGCTTATGGCGCTGATGGTCTTTGAACACTTCCCCCAAGTCAATAACGTCAAAGCTGGATTGATGTTTGTCATGAATAATAGTTTTATTACAGAGGAATATGACCGTGAAACCAAGGATGACCTCTGGAATGCTTTTACCCCAGACCTTGCTCGTTTGACTCATTCGTACGAAAATGATGTATGGCAAGCAAATCCTACGGGTCTATGTGGATGGTGTCCAGTTAGGTCTTGCGAACACCATAAGGAAAGATATTGAGGAAAGTCAGTTTACGAACAGTAAGTGTTGCGATTGGGTTAGCACGAAGTGTTGCTAATGGTACAACCAGATTTCCGTTTGTGGGTTATTGTGCCGATTTGATGGAACAGATGAAAAACGAGCTAGAAGAAGCGAGGAAAACTATGCCTTATGTAACTAAACCAAGACCTTATAAGAAGGAATACCAGCAACAAAAGGCTCGTGGCGAGCATGAAAACCGCATGGAGCGCCAACGGGCTAGACGGGGTATTGATAAGAAGATGCCTGATAACAACGGCAACGGCAAGGCAGATGCACGAGAGGGTAAGGATGTAGCCCACCGCAAGGCGCTGGACAATGGTGGCTCTAATAAACATGGCACTTACATTACCACCCCTGCTAAAAATCGGTCTTTTAAGCGGGACTCTAAGGGTAATTTGGTATCTGAAACCAGCAAAAAAGAGCGCAAAAAGTAAAGTTTTAGTGTAAAGTATTTGTTTACCGTTAGACATGAGTGGGTAACAAACAAGCTCGCCTTTGGTGATTCTCAGGCATAAACCATGTCAGCTAGCCGTACTGCTTTTGACCTCCCTGTTTGAGTGGTAATGGGCTAGACGACTAACCCCCGTAAGGGGTTTTAGTTAAAACTTAGTTAAGGAAAACATGAAAATAGTAGACAACACAGCAGTTCGCTTTACGCTCCCAACAGACCTTGTGCCAAGCGTAATAAACAACATAGAGAAGAGCGAACTTATAGAGACTAAAGGGAATCTCTCAGAAGTTTTGGTTTATTGGGGTGTAGAAGAACTAACCCTACTTAATCGGCTGATTAAGTTTAACAAACCCTTACCCTCGCCCATAACGGCTAACTACAGCTGGCCTGGACTGTATAAGCCTTTCGATCACCAAAGAGTTACTTCAGCGTTCCTATCTATTAATATGCGGGCGTTCTGCTTTAACGAAGCAGGAACAGGTAAAACATCATCTGTTATTTGGGCTGCTGATTATTTGATGAATCAAAACCATATTAAAAAAGTTTTGGTGATATGCCCTTTGTCAATTATGTATTCAGCATGGCAAGCAGACATTTTCAAAACCGCAATGCATAGACGAGTTGCTGTAGCGTATGGTAGTCCAGACAAGCGTAAAAAGATTCTTAACGGAGACTACGAGTTCATCGTCATAAATTATGACGGAGTAAACATTGTATTTAATGAACTAGAGAAAATAGGGTTTGACCTAATAGTAGTTGACGAAGCAAACGCTTATAAAAATGTTACGACTAAAAGATGGAAAGCATTAGCTAAATTGATGAAACCAACCACGAGGTTGTGGATGTTAACAGGGACACCCGCCTCACAATCGCCAATAGATGCATTTGGTATAGCCAAACTTGTATC